ATAGGGGTCCCCGTGTTTTCCTGTTTCTTCCATTTCCCCCATTCATTTCCTTGAAAAGTTCATACTTCGTTCATAATTTGTTTACAAAAAGAACAAGATTTTAGAGGTGTAAAGTGCTATAATAAATACAGAAAGTAAGAGAGAAACAAAGAAAATGTTCTTGCTTTCCAATAATTCACAGAATGGAGCTAAATGGAAATGATTAACAGTGAACAGAAAATGGAAATTCGGAAATTGAAAAATCTTTGGGTACAGGCAAAACTGGATGGAAATACCAATCAGGCGAATGCCTTGCTTGATATGATGTATGTATGGTACATTGCCAATCTTAGGGAATTAACCCTTGAGCAATGCCGCACATTTGAGATTTTCTTCCATATGAACGATTACCTATAATAGGTAATTCGTTAATGCAGCCTTTAGGCGGTTGTAAGCCCGTGAAAATGCAGAACAGCGAATATTTTTATAGAATGGAGTAAAAGTTATGAGTACTAAGTATGTAATCACCTTTTTAAATTGTACTGAGAACGGAAACGAAACAACCGATAAAAATTCTCAATCTGTAATAGCCTTTGTCACGGGGTTATTGCTAAATCAGCAAAAGGGCGCAATTTCGACCTTGATAATTGTACGGGTTATTCTGTTTGGGGAATGTATAAAGGCATTCCCGAAACCAGTTTTCGCCTTGAATATATTAGTTCTGTACCCGCTGATTATATGAAAGAATGTGCATTATGGATAAAGGGTTTTTATAATCAAGAGTCGGTTTTGTTGGAAACATATAGAAATGACAGTTATAAAGCGGAACTTATATTTAGCGCTGAAAGGGTGGAGAAATTGTGATATGAAATACTATAAAGCAATAAACGATAAATATATGACTTTCGAAGATAGGTTGAAAGGATGGGCTTTCGTAAAGGACGAATTGCTCACCGAACGGGAATTGAAAGCTTATTGTGAGCGCAACAAATGTAATTTCGATAAACTTGTAGAGAGTAATTTTACAACGGTTGAAATTTCAGCACGGCGAACGCATACGTTATTCGGTTGCCGTTTCGCCTAATTCCGTCTGAAGAGTGCTGAGTGGTTCTCAGCCGAAACACCCATTCGGGTGTCACGGATAACCTTATCCGAATATTATTTTTTGAAAGGGGATTTTCCAATGAAATCCAAAAACATCACCCGCACTTTTACCGAGTCCACCATCTGCTACACCCGTTTTGCGTTTGACAACGGCGCTGTTCGCGAAATTGATAATGACGAAATCGTTATTGATTATGCCGTTGATGAAGCAGCAGCCAAAAAGGTTGTTAAAAAACGCATCAAATCCGATTTGTTCCGCATTGACGAAATCCGCTCCACCGATACGCTTTACGCTTGTACCGTTGAAGACTTCCTCAAGGTCGCACATCCTATCACTAAAGGCGATATTGAAGAATAACACATCTTCGCCGCGGGGCGGCGCGTTATCCGCCCTATTATTTCACTGAAAGGAATTTTAACTATGAAAGATATGCTTATCACTAAAGATGAAATTGTTGCAGCAGCCGCTGAACTTATTCACGGAACATATTGCCCGCTTTATTCGCCTAGCGAACGCAGAATAATTAGCAAAGTTTTTGATGTTTTAGTGGATAACACACCTGAGCTTTCTCAGCTTTCGAAGCTTTTCAGAGTTTGCGCATTATCCATTCCTATTTACCGTAATTGTTCACCGTACGAAAACAAACTTCTCGATTTGGAACAAAATCTTAAAAAGGCAGGGTTTGTCGAATGAAGTATTTTAAGGATTCCAAACTCATTATTGAAGCTTTAGTTCTGTTAGCAATTATAGGCGGCACTTATGGGGTTTTTAGAATTTTAGCTATCTTAATGTTAAAGGGGTATTTCTGATTTGATTGAAGCTTTAGATAATTTGAGCGAGGTTGAAAAGGAATTGACAGGGGGGATAAAATTATGACTCTTTCACAAGCTATTGTATGTATAGACAAAGACTATTGCCGCAAAATAGCAATTTCCGTAGAGTTTGGTGACGGTTCTCGGAGTGAGGTGTTTAAGTTCGCGCCGGACGCTATAAACGAAATTTTCAAGCGCATTAGTCCGCTTTCTCGCGTGCTTGCTTTTCTCGACCGTAAAGGCAGCGTAAATATCGTGGTCGCTTATGCAGCGCAGCCGATTACAATTAGAAAGCAATTCGCGGAGGGTGTATGGGGAGAACCGATTTATGTTTAAGTTAAATTCAGATAGAATGCAGTCTGTTATTTGGGAAGTTTTACGATATTATGGCTGCACTTCAAGCAAAGTAAACGAATATGTATTAGCGAGAATTATCGCAGATAAAATTATAAATTATATTAAGGAGAACAATAATGAATAAAGTTATACTTGTAGGAAGAACTACCAAAGATATTGAACTGAGAGAAATTAAATCTAAGAGCAAAGACGCAACTGTTGTCGCAAATTTCACTCTTGCCGTTGACGATAGAAAGAGTGATGAAACCAGTTTTATTAACTGCGTTGCGTGGGGTAAACTCGCAGAAACGCTTGAACAGTACATTAAAAAGGGAATGCCTGTTCAGCTCTGGGGTCGGCTGAGAACTCACGATTATGAAGATAAAGATGAAAATCGTCGCTTTGTAACCGAAGTTTTGGTAGAGGGCTTTGAGTTCTGCCCTACTAACATACCGCCTGAAAAGGAAGAAAAGAAAGAGGCAAAACGCTATGGAAGAAAATAATGCCACAAAAACGAGCCTTAGCGAAATTGAAACGCCGCAGCTTAAAGAGCTGCTTCAAGCCGAACAAATCCTAAATAATGCCCTTGTTATGTATGCTTCTGTTCTTGCCGCTGTTGGCGGTTATGGAAACGCCAATCTCGCTACTAAGATTGCTGAACCGCATTCTCAGGCAATTAACGAGCTTATAAAGGAGCTGTCAAGTCGTAAAACGCTTGACGAACAGAGCTTATCTTGACAGTTTTTGAAAAACGCAGAGAGGTAGGCAAAATGCTTGCCTCTCAGCGTGAAAAAATGGGAATGTCGCACTTAGCGTTTGAGAGATATAATAATTTACCTTACTGTATGAGCTATAATTTTGAAAATGGGCGCTCATTAGGGGGCAAATATGCCGAAGATATTAAAAGAATGTATTCGCTCGATTCTGAACAGGCTAAAGCTCTTTATAGCTTGAATGCAGGGGAAAAAGGCTATCGTGCTATGTTTGTGCAGATGAAAGAAGCAGGAATTGACCTTATTTATATGAAAACTACAAGGGATAAATTTCAAATGCCTTTGTATCTTGGGAAAACGATGGAAGAATTATCTCTTGAATGTAAATGCAATTTGTCTAATATAAGCAAGGGCATTTCACGCTTTATGGCAGGTCATAGTTCTTGCTATGCGGTTACAGTTGAGCCAGTATGCGAAGATGATGAAATAGAAGAACAGAGGTTAAAGGCTTTCTTTAATGGAGATATAATAGAATGCGCGAAGCTAACTCAAAAAGGGCGAAGATTAGCGAAAAGCAAGGGGGTATGATTTATGGCTAATGGCGTTGAAAATAGCACAAAAAAGAGATGGAGCACTCCGGATTTAATTAAAATGTTTAATGCGAAAATTGAGATAGTGTCAAAAGCTCGACCTGAAATTGCTGATATTCAGCCGCTTAAAAGAACTGCGCATTATTTAGAGCGTTTCAAGAGCTTAACCCCGCGAGAAAAAACAAGAGCGCGTAAAGTTATGCAGGATTATTTGCAAGGTGGTGCTGAAGAACGCAGCGAAAAATATCCTAATATGACGAAATGGGGAGCTGAAAGTGCTGATAAGTTTGTAAAGCAAACTAACAGACAGAAAGCTAAATACTATAAATCGCCATACCTTAAAGATATTGATAGAATGGGTTTAAGACCTCAGTTTGAATATATGAGTGCGGAGCAAGCTAAACGAGCTGTGTATGCCCTTGAAAAACAAACTGAAAGTGATATTCATATGACACCCGCACGCTATAAAGAGAATTATCTTAAAGCAGTTGAAAATGAAATGGGTCGTGGTGGGCTATATACTTATGTTTCTGAGCTACCTGAAGAAATTTTGGTTGCTGCTTATTATTCAGACTCCGCGACTTTTGAAATAAAATTTGTTTACAGTCAAGATGAAAAAGTTGCACAGCAGCGTTATTTGCTTGAGCAATTTGAAAGCTATGTCAGTTCGCACTCAAATTGGAAATATGAAAATCCTTTTGAAGCGGCAGACGAGTTTATGGTATGATTTACACCGCTGACTTTGAAACAACAACGGATTTAGAAGATTGTCGCGTATGGGCTTGGGCATTATGTAATGTAGACAATACTGATGAGCTTGTTTTCGGCAATTCAGTTCAAACACTTATGGATTGGTGTAGCAAGCAGCGTAATCTCACTTTATATTTTCATAACTTGAAGTTTGATGGCGAATTTATATTGCAATGGGTTCTACATAATGGGTTTACAGAAATAATAGAAAATGGAGGGAGAGCAGCTTTTACAGCTAAAAGCTTCAAGACTTTAATTTCCGATATGGGTCAGTTTTATTCCATTGAAATTTGTTTCAGCAGAAACAAGTCGGAACTTTATAAAGTTAAGATACTTGACAGCTTAAAGTTGCTCCCTTTTTCTATAGAGCAAATGGCAAAAACTTTCGGTTTGCCCATATCTAAGTTGGAGATTGACTATAGAGCAAAGCGCGAGATAGGGCATATATTGACAGGTGAAGAAAAAGCCTATATAAAGAATGACGTTGTTATCGCAGCTATGGCGCTCAAAGCGTTGTTTGATATGGGACTGACCAAAATGACAACCGCAAGCAATGCCCTAAATGAATATAAAACTTTGATGGGGAATCGCTTTAAGTATTGGTTTCCACCGCCGCAGTATGACGCAGAAATAAGGCAAGCATATAAAGGTGGTTTTACTTATCTTTCCCCGCGCTATGCCGATAAAGATGTTGGAAAGGGAATCGTTCTTGATGTTAATAGTCTTTATCCTGCTATGATGTACTATAAGCCGCTGCCTTATGACGAGGGTGTTTTTTATGATGGGCAGTATCAGTCAGATAAAGAATACCCTCTTTATATTCAGATTGTTAGGGTTAGCTTTGAGTTAAAGCCAAAGCACATTCCAACAATTCAAATTAAAGGCAATCTTTCTTTTGTGTCAACTGAATACTTGGAGAGCAGTAACGGTGAGATTGTTGCATTGGCTTTGACTTCGCCTGACCTTGAGTTGCTTCTTTCACATTATAATTGTGATTATATTGAATATGTATGTGGGTGGAAATTCAAAGCAGGAACAGTAGCTTTTCGCAAATATATAGATAAATGGATAGGCGTTAAGATTGAAGCAACGAAAGAGGGTAACAAAGGGAAGCGAGCTATTGCAAAACTTATGCTTAACTCTCTTTACGGCAAGTTCGCAACTAACCCTAAGTGCCGCTCGAAACACCCGTATCTCGGCGAGAATGGAGAAATAAAATATGCACTTGGAGAGGAAGAAGAACGAGCGCCAATATATATTCCTGTTGCGGCATTTATAACAGCTTGGGGAAGATATACCACCATCACTTCTGCGCAAAAGGTTTATGACAGATTTATTTATGCGGACACGGATAGTTTGCACCTTGAGGGTACAGACTTTCCGGAGGGATTGGACATAGATGATGTTAAACTTGGAGCTTGGAAAGTGGAAAGCGAATTTACAAGAGCAAGGTTTTTGCACCAAAAATGTTATATAGAAGAAATAGGGAACGAGTTTAAGATAACTTGTGCCGGAATGCCAAAAGGCTGTTACCCCTATGTAACTTGGGAAAACTTTCACCCCGGAGCAAGCTATCAAGGCAAGCTTAAACCGCAGCACGTTGACGGTGGTATAGTTCTTGTTGATACACCGATGACTATAAGAGAAAAGAAATAGCCCCGACTTTGGAAGCCGGGGTTATTTTATTACTTAAAATAAATATTAGAAATAACAAACTGTGGAGCACCATATATAAACTGATTAGAACCAACGCAAATATAGTTTGTAGTATTAACTTTGCTAATATCCATAATGTATTTTCCTGCACCGGGAATTTCAAGTTTAACCGGGGGATTTACAATGTGGGTATCATCGAGTTTTTCCGTAATGTTAGTTTGCTGTGCTCCATATCCTATAACGCCTGAGCCGGATTCTACCTCTATAACAATCTGTTTATAAGGCGTAAAGTCATAAGCGCGAAGGTTACCTGTCGCAAGGGTATCGCCTATATTAACATAGCCGCCAATTTGTTTTTCTTCTCTGATTTGTTCTCCGCTTGGCACATAGATAGTTACCCAATGAAGAGTGTAAGGCGAAAGCTTTAATCTTCGTGCGCCTATCGGGGAGAAAGAAACCCCGTAGTTTTTGCCCTCTTTGCTGCCCTCAAAGAAATCAGCGTCACCCGCTTTATAAATCCAACGAGCAATTTTAGATAGGGATTCAATAATTCTGCGTCTTGCAATCATCATTTTATTCACGCAGAACACCCCAGTTCTTAAAGAGCATATAGCCTTTGAAGCAGGAGAACTCCCATACTTCGTTAGCTGATGCCTGCATAATATCATCGCCGTCAATTCCGCTAAATCCTGTAAGCGTAGGAACGATGGGTACATTAGGGAATTTAATATAGCCGTGGTTTTCAGCAGTTTTAGCGTTGTCGCACACAAGAGTAAGCGCGGTGAAGTCTTTTATGGTGTACTCAGTGTTGTGAGCAAGAATGGTATCAACAATGCCAGTAAGAGTCACTTCCTGAGTTTTGCTCTCACAATACTCTTTAAGGTAGCTGAGAGGAACAGCGTCACTATTGTCAATGGGGTCATCCACATTACGAAGTTTTGCTTTAATAGATGTGGACTGAATACCACCCGAAAGTCTAATAACCGTTTCGTCTGCTGCAGGAACAATACCTGCTCCGTTATTAAACCTAACACTTCCTACACTTTGAATTATATTTCCGGCCATATTAAGGCGCCCGCTCATAGTATCGCCGCTTTTCTTTACGAAGCCTGCGTTTTTGGCATAGTCTGCACTTTTAAGGTAGCTATCGGTGACGAAGAAGCCCCTATTTTCGCCTCTTACTTTGTAAGCGCCATAAAAAGGCATATGAATAGCGTCAGGGTCTTGAATTACTACTGTCATATAATTCACGCCGTCAAGTTCAAATGCGTCCATAGTAAGAACCGCTCTGTTATCACTGTCATAGGCAAAGTTATAAGCTTGACCGTCAATACTGGTTTCTCCCACACTATCAAAAAACACGGGTACGCTATTCAATGTTAGAGAAGTGTTCCATACATATTCCGCAGTAGGCTCATTCGTTCCATCAAGTTTGAGGTACTTAGTATCAGCAACTGCTTCAGTAAGTCCGCCCTGCGTTGCTTCAATTACAGCAGCGGCAATTTTGTCATCAACATACTTTTTCTGAGTATAGTCGTTGTTGTTGGTAGGCGCAGTATAGGTCTGTCCGCGCAAAGTCTGCATAGTTGCAACAATTACACCCGCAGAGGAATTGACAAAACCGCTGCCATTGTTGAACAATATTTTATTAACACCACTAAGCTCATTGTTGCCCATAATGATGTCACCGGACATAGTGCCCCCGCGAAGCGGGAGGTATTCACCCGAACCGAGAGAAGCAGTAATTGCTTCATCTACATACTTTTTGTTTGCACCCTGCAAAGGCTGAGTAGGAGTAGGAAGCCAACACTGAGTTTTAACATCAAGGTCAGAAACAGTAGCGTCACCTGAAACAGTAAGGTTTTCAAGCTTAGTCGTTCCAGTGCCAACACCGTCAGTTTTTTCAATGTACGGAAGCTTTACAGTGCCGTTCTCCATCTGCGTGAGAGTCTGCTGAATCTTAGCAATGGTGTTCTGCATACCATTAACAATGTCAATAAGATTCTGAACAGTCTGCTGCAAGGTGTTGATGGTCTGCTTAACCTGAGCAAGGTCGGCTTCAACAGTATCAACTCTTTCAACAAGTGCGTTGTATTTGTTTTCTACTTCGGTGAGACGAGTATTGAAAGCTTCGAGCTGCTGCAAGAATTTAGTGAGCTGTGCGTCAATTCTGCTAATTTCTGCTTCGGTATAATTTTTAAGGTTCAGGATAGAAAGCTGATTCAGGAGGGCAGTATATCTCAACTGCCCATAATTCTGAATAAGTTCTGCAAGCTGTCTGTCGTAATCATTTTTGTAATGAGCTTTGCGAGTGATATACCAAAACGCCTTAGCTTTTACCTGATTAGGCAGGGTAGAGGGAACGAACGCATTTTCACCTTTATCAAGGAGCATTGCATTATCGCAAGTAGAAAGCACTACAGCAATATCGCACCCATAGCCTTTGAGAATATCTGCGCAAGCCTTAGAGGAAAGTCCTCTATTGGTAAGCCCCTGCTTTACCTGATTTGCGTCAGAACCTGCGCTCACAAAAAAGACTTCTTTTGTGACGGTGTTCTGTCCCATAGCAACAATAGGAGCAACTGCTGCCGCAACTTCGTCTTTAACTTCGCCATCAACTATGATTCTGCCAACGCAGCTCATAGAGTTTTCAACACCATCATTAAGAAGCTGACTTTGATTGATAGCGTTAGCATAAACTCTCATAGTGCCGTTACGTGTAAAGGCTACGCAGTACCCGTCGCCGCTTTCAATAGACGGAAGCGGAGCACCTTTGTAGAAGCAGTTACCTACCCAACCATCCTCGCCAACTTCGCAAGAAGCGATAACCTGAGCGCATTCAATCATAGAAGCGTCATCAATAGGCTGTTCAAGTTTGCTGTTGGTGGTGTTATCATAAGCGAGTTTAAGCTGCATTCTGATAGGTTCACCAAATCTGTCTACAACTTTTTTGCGAGTTACGCAGTAGGTGTTACCCTCGTCAGCATAATAACCCTGTTCGGTGCTGACTTCACAATCGCCATAATAAGCGCCATTGGCTTCTGCCGCGTGCTCAAGATTCCTAAGCGCCTGATAACTATTTGCCATTACATCATTGTATGTTGCAATGCAAGTATTCACCCTATCGGTCAAACCGTTCATTGCTTCATACAAGTCCATACCCTGACAAACAGAGGGAGCAGGGGGTACGCAAGGCATAGGATTAGGCATAGGAGGGGGGCAAGGCTGAGGCTGAAAAGGCGGAGGATAAGGTGCGCCACAAGGCGGAGGCGGAGGAGGGCAAGGGTTGTTGCAAAAAGCTGGCACATTAGGAATGTGGTCATCATAGCAATCTTTGAAATGAATCATTATTTAATACACCCCCATAAATAGAGTATTGAGTTCTTCCACAATCATCATATCAATGTTGAGGAATGTTTTTCTATACTTAACCAAAAGCTCAGAGGGATTAAAACCTCGTCTACCTTTGGTTTCAGCGCTTTCTTTGTTTTGTTCTGTTTGCTGTTTATTGCCAAGTTCAAGAGCAGAAATATTGGAATCCGCTGTTACTCTACTTTCACCGTCTGTTTTGCTGTCACTCTTAGTGTCTGTATTAACAGTGCCAGTGCGAGTAGTAACCGAATTGCCTGTAGTATCTTCGTCATAGACAGTTTTATCTGTTGTATCGGTAGTTGTATCTTTTTGTCCTGCTGTATCGCGTGTGCCCTTGCCATTAACGAATGTTTCTGTCGTTGCATATTTTGCATTAACAATGCCTCCGTCCTGATTTATAGTGTTGCCTAACTGAGTTTGAGGGTCATCACAAAATACTGTAGTTTGATTATTCGTAGTGTTTTCGTGTTCACTATAGTCTTGGTCTTCCACACTATGAATAACACGGTCTGTATTAGCGTCTTTTGTGCCTTTAGTATCTGTTACATCTTTCAGGTTATTGGTAACAAGATTATTACCCTCTGCGTGTCCAGTATCAGAGTAGACATTTTTGCTGTCAGCGTTTCGTGCTTCTGCGCTCTGTTTACCATTCTGCTCTGCCATAGCTCTTTCGTGCGCTCTTTGTTCCTCAAAGTAGTCGGTAGCAAGAGGGTCGAACTTAATCATTTCAGAAATATAGAGCTGATTATAATACGGCATAATCTCGCGCATTTTTCTGCGTAGATAGAAGTTAAACCTATCGGGTGTTTCAGCTCCAATCTCGCGGAAATAATAATGCTCTATAATTTTATCATTAAGTTCTTTTCTATGGCATTCATCAAAGATAGGGTAATCGTCAAGGGCAAAGTGAAAGCCCCTGTCTATAAGGGAGCGAATTTCGATAGTATATTTAGCCACCAAAAGCACCACCTTTTTGAACTTCTCTGTCTACTTCATCTTCATAATCTTCTGCAGTAGTAGTTACACCGTCAAGAGTAATAGGTGCGGTGTTCTGTCTATAGTCTACAGAAATGTTAGTACCGAACATAGCATTTATTTCGTCTGCTGCCTGTCTGCGTGCATTCAGCCCGGTATAACGCTGTGCGTAAACAGAGCCAAGGTTCGCGCTAATTTCTGAACTAAGAAGCCGCTCTTTTTTAGCAATGGAGTTCTCAATACCGAGAACTGAAAGACACTCTGACCAAACCTCCTTTTTAAGTTCATAAAGCGGAGTGAATACTTGCGGCGCGTCTGTCTTATACACACCTATATTCTTTAGGTCGAAATCTTTATCGGCTACAATAACAGGCTCATTTCCTACAAACTGAGCATACGCATTTTTAAGGGTAAGGCGCATTTCTTCACTACCATAAAGAAGAACGGGGGTTTTCTGAGCTTGAACATTTACTTCAATAGTTCTGTCTATATCAGCTAAACGCCTCGCATATATATCAGCAATATAAGCGGTAGGGATACGCAAATAGTTGTTATAGATAATAACGCTGTCGTTTTCATCAAGCTGCTTTTGATAGCCGTTTACTCCATAGGCTCTACGCTGAGTGGGTATTTGATACATATTGAATTGCCCTGCAACAGCTACAGTAAGACAAAGGTTTCCAAGTTCTTCATCGTTAAAGTAAATCATTTCGCCCTTAGAGAAAAGCCCAATCTCAAGAAAGCGCTCGTCAATCGTATCAGGCAAGTTGCGCCATTCATAAGCGTTACACGCTATTTCCATAATACGGTTGAACCAATATTCATAAGTAATATTGTTAAGGAAGTTAGCTACCTTTGCTCCTGCTTTCTTCTCAGGAACTCTACGGTAGCTAAAGCCATCAACTAACATCATCTGTTACCACCTCTTTCATATCTCTATTGGAAAGAGAGTAATTACCCACATCTGTTGTATGCCAAAAACGAACACCCCTATTATACATAGCTTTAATAATTGCCATATCTTGAACAGGCATAGAACCATTGATAATAACATTATCAGTTTTTACATAGTTCCAACTTTCGCGGGAATCTTCGTTAGGAACTTTAACGCTATTTGTAGCATAGCCGTACATATCGAAAAATTGGTCTATCTTTACAATGTATTCAATAGGCGCTGTCATTTGCTTAATGTCAATCTCATTTTTATTAGCCTTAAAATTAAAGCAATGGTTAAAACTTGCATTTTTATCTCTACAAGTTGTAAGAGGGTCTAACATTGTGCCAAGATTTTTGGCAATATCTCCAACACCTTTTTTAGCTGTGTCTTGCATTGCCATATGGGAAGCAGCAGTAGAAATATGCCCCTCTAAACCTAACCCCGATGATGAAGCAACAGTAGCCGTACCTCCACCTGCTTGTGTGAATGATTGAGTGCCGCCCGCCATCAATACTGTAACAAGCAGCTTTATAGAATCTAAAACGCCCCTTGTTATAATAGATTGCCAACCGCCGCCATTTATTGTTGTTTCAGGAAAACCGCTAACAACAAAAGAGCTATCCCATTCTTCAACACCCTCAAAAACATTAACATAACCTATGGGCACAAATTGAACGGCAGGTGGATAACCTGTGAACCAACGCATTTTGAATTTAGGCTCTTTGAATACAGTTGTTATTTCTCCAGTTTTAGAGCTATATTGCTGCAAACTGAATTTTTCGTAATAATATTCTATTTCATTTCCGCACAAATCAGTTACTTTAATAAAATTAAAAGGATAATTAAAGCACTTTTTATATTTTGGAATATAACCGTGCAATGATTTTACCATAGGAACACTAACTTCACGGTCAGGTATTGAAGTTGTGCATTGAAAAGGTGTAGTTTGAACTCCAACAACATAATCAATATGTTTTGTAGCAGCAAAATCACTTAAATCTTGTTTCGCTTGGTCAGGCGTACGGTCGCCATAAATATTTGCGCAAATTCCCTGATAAACACCATCGCGCACTTCGCCAACATTTGAAAGCCCTGTTTGGTCGGTTTTCACCCAAAGTTGCACGTTTGTCTGCTGATTACCCAACCGTTCAATATGTGTAGTAGAAGCAAAGTTCTCCATAACATACGGAACAGACAAAGGCTCTTTTTGTTGATTCCCAAAATAAGAATCATCAACAGGATGTTCTCTCTCAACCAAACTCGGCTTCACTGTGTAATCAAACTGATATGTCTGGTAGCTGTCTATTTCATATTCTATTTCTGTAGTGTCAGGGTTAATATAGTTAATTCTACGAATAAAAGCATAGAACCACTTGTTACCCCAAAAAGTATTTTGGAACATTACATAGTTGCAATCATAAACAGAATCAGCAACAGTAGGTATTCTACAAGTCAGCGGGCTTCGCGGGGAAGCCACGCTGTTGTTTACACGCTGATAACTGCAATTCGAGAAAGAATACTTTGCAAGTCCTGAAAAATAAGCTGCTTGCGCACCCGCGCTCCCGAATTTAATTACATCACTATAGGTGTCATCACAAGGCGCACCCTTGAGAATTTTAATTACTGTCAGCGCTTGATTTGCCATAATTAGTTCACCGTAAGGCTATAGACATAAGTAGTCTTGTTGTCAATTTCGCCGCCAATGTTGAAGTAAACATTGATAGCAAACTTATCCTGCGGTTTTGCAGCATGCATAGCCGGAGCTACATCTGCAATCCAGTAAAGAATATTGTTGTGCATTGCAGGGGTAAGAGCTACATCCGCTTCAACTTCCACATTGTTTTTGGTCACTCTAACTACAGGCGGTTTAGCACCTACGCCCTGAATTGCAATCTTACCGACAGTGGCAATGTTTGCCGCGGTTACGGTTGCGGGATAAGTTGCCCAAGTGGAAGTGAACGCGCCGGGTGCAGTATAGGTAGTGGTGGTGTCAGTAGTGAAAAGAATGGCGTTGGCAAAGAGGGAAGTGGAATAAGTTCTCCAAACGTGATAGAAATAGTTCCAATACATACCCTCACCATTATAGTTCTCGGTAAAGTTGGTAAGATTATCGAAAACCATAAACCAATCTTTGTCGACAAGAGCTGCACACGCACCAGTAAGAGAACCGAAGTTATCTACGAGAACGCGCTGCCCCATAAACTGAGCTTTATCCATATTGAAAGCGGAGGCAAGAACATCTACGTCCATTGCAGCGTCAAATCCTGCGTCAATGATAAGAACCTGTTCAGACTTAGGCGTGTGAGTAGTTACGCCGTATGCGTTATAAGCATTGGACATAAACTCAAGCTTGTTAGAGATACTCTTGAACTGTTTAACAATCTTTTTAAGAGGAATTTCAGGCTCGTCAACATCCCATTCGGGAATACGCACAAGCTTCATCTGTCCTTTATTGGCAGCGTCAACAATGAGCTGTTTCATATAAACATACTCGTCAACTTCGCTGCCAGTGTAAAGGGAATCTACAATCTTTGCAATAAGGTCGTTTACTCCCTCGACAGAAAGAAAAGCCTGACGAAGCTGCTCGTTGGAGATAGTAGTCTTATAGAAGTTCTGAACATTGAGCTTATGGAAGATAGCAGCAACATCAGGAATCTCCCGCTTGAACACTTCTTTCTCTGCAACGGCAGGGTCGAACTGGTGGGCTTTTGCAATCTGAACGAATACTTCCTCAACAGTTTCGCCATATTCAAGAGTTCCTTTCTTGAACATTTTAAGGGGGTTAGTATAGGATTTAGAAGTGATAATAACTCTTGCAATCCTATTTACGAGAGCACTAAGGAACTCATTCTGCGTAGGCTGATAAGACAGCATAGCATTGCCAATTTCCTTAATATTCTCTTTAGTCGCTTCGGGGATTCTTTCCTGATAAGAAACGGAAGCGTTTGCTCTAATAGCGTTCAATACATCAATCGCGGACGCATTAAACACCGGAGTCGCCGGAATAGTAGGCATTAAATCATCTCCTTATTAGTGAATATCTCTCTGCTTAAACAGAGATTCAAATGTAAGATTTTCAGAATCTTTCTCTATATCTTTTTTCTGTTCCTCTTTAGTTTCGGGAATAGAACTAAAGAACCTTTCACGGTACTCCTTGCGGAGGTCGCCGTATTTTTCGCTGAACCGTCTGCCATCTGTGTCAAATACATCTGTTTCAGTGTACTGCGGTTCAGTTCTGTCCTGCTGAATATCATTCAGCAAACTCATTACTTCCTCATTGTCACCGCTTAATTCGCTTATGCGGTGAATGTGAGAGGTAAATTCTTCTACGGTAAGTGGCATTGTTAGACTCCTTTCTATTTAATATAATAATCTCCAATGCGTTTTACACCCACATTATCTTGCCAAGGAATAACTGTTGCTTGATAAAATATAGGTTTACCACCCCCATATCCATTATTGTTTATGCTAAATTCCCAAGTCACAGAGTAACCTAAGGTAAAAGCGTTTTCAAAACGAACTGTAATTTTATCGCTATCTTTTAATTCAACATTTTCAAAAACCAATAAATGTTTGGCTTTTTGGCCGCCATCATAATATAAACGGTCGCATAAACCAAGTGTTTCAGTTTCAGATGAACCATTAACTGATAAATAGGCGGTAATACGTTGTAAACCAAAATTACCGCGTAAAGCGAATGTATTGTTGGCATAAAACCAACTAACAACAAAATCCGAATAACTGCAATAAAAATAAGACAAGCCGTGTATTTTTAATCCTCTGAATACTCCATATCTTATATGCTTATAATCCGCAGAATCAGCCAAAGCCGTTGCAGGAAAACCTGATAGCTATTTTTCGTTCTTTTTATCTTCTACTGAGTAAACAGTTGGGTACTTTAAGTTAAGCATATCCCCAAAATTGTCAAAAATTCCGAATGCACCAAAAAACTCATTATTTCTGTTTTTTTTTACATTTCTCTTTGCAGCAAGGGCAATCGCAGCCGCACTCTGTTTTTATGCCGTCATTGTAATCAAGCCAAGGAAGCTGCAACCAGTGCGTCCAACCTCTGCCCGCTACTTTAGTTTTTACAACACCGTCACCATATCTACCGAGAGTACATTCTATACATTCGCCATTGCCGATGTAAACACCAACGTGTCCTTTCATATACAGAATAAGCCCCGGCATTTCGGGAAGTGTTCCGATTGTGCCTTTAGTTTTAGAAACAGAATACATTCCCCGTGTGTTGGTGTCCCATTTGCTTTTATACTTAGGAGAGTTAATGCCCCCGAACAAATAGGATTTAATCAGACCCACGCAGTCACAGCCATAATAATTTCCGATTTTAGTCTGCAACTGATTCACTCTTGCTTCGCTGTAATATTTGGGGTACTGCTTTTTCTTGTAGTCAATAAAAGCCTGCGTTACGGTTCGCATTAAGCCTCCCCACATATAAACAGTTTTCCAACCAAGAGCCTGTTTACAGTATTCCACAAGCCCCTTTGCTGTAAATTCACTCATTGCGTCATTCCTCCTTTGCGTCAAACTTTTCAAGTTTGGCGGTGAGAGTTTTAATGCTGATTTTCAGTTCATCAAACATTGGAGTAATCTTTTTGATATACCACACAATGAAAGCTCCCATTGCTACGCAAGCCGCAATAGGAAAACCAACTCCGTTGACAATCTGAATAAAGTCGTTCACATTCATAAAATTACCTCCTAATATAATCTAACTGAATCACATTGTCATTCTAAGAATATCCTGACAAATGTTTTTCAAGTTGACATTTTCAAAGCGAACATATCCCTCCTTATATGCCTTAATGAAACGGTCAAACATACTTGAGCCGTGTCCTTTTAGCAATACTGTGTTCGGTTGGTGGTCATCAAGCGTAACAGAATAAGAAAGCAAGCCGGAGGGGTCTACATCATTACTACAATAATAAAAGCCCGAAACACTGTCACGCCATATACCGTACTTATCGCCGCGGTAAACAATCGCAAACCTATATGAAGCTGTAGAGGGCTTTTTCTCTACAAATACTGAACTATCACGCAAAAATTTATTGTCTATTGCATAAGCACCATAGTCGGTATCCTTGATAAGCTTTCCGAACCGTGTTTGTCGCATTGCATTAGCGTGTTCGTCATCTTCAACTAATTCTATCAATATATCGCCTTTAACGCGGAAATTTGAACCGTAAGGCAATTCTATACGGAAAAAAGTAAAATAGGGGTTAGTAATAGAAATAGCATTTGAGAGAAACCAAACCTTAACGTCTCTATCTCTTGCGATAGTCGAATAAGCTTCAAGAAAATTCGTTACCTCATCAGGCAAATAACGAATAAAACCCTTATCAATAATAAATTCATCAAAAATAATTGACCCTACTTTCTCATACGGAATTGACTTGCATATTTTTGAAGTAGACAATGGCATTGAATAACCAAAAGGTTTTTCGTCAATATAGAAAGTTCCTTGATGATACTTGAATTTATGTTCAGGAAACTTAAACTCAATATCTTCAAAAAATTTTTTCATATTCTGTTCTTTAAGTTCTTCTTTATATCGGCGTATATACACAAATTCCGAGCCAGTCTTTAGGTAGTCGTTAATCACATCTACCTTTTTACAAAATGTTTTACCGACGCCACGAGCACCCAATATAAAATTAAATAAACAGTCGCGGGATTTTGCCGCTTGACTTGACCAATACATAATATCGTCCTTTCGTTTGAGAGAAAAAGGGCGCGGTGGTATTCGTAACCACATAGGTGAAAGGAGCGGAAAACCTGTTTTACATTAAACTACGCGCCCGTGTGGAGCGTCTGCTTTAGGGGGAGCACGCCATAAGAACCCCTATCGTTACGCGATAAGCGGGAAATCAAATGACTTAACTTGGTACGCATTTCCAAGAGGCGTGTTAAGTTCTGTTCCAAAATGCCGTCTTTCCGGCTGCCAAAAGAAACCTTGTTCTAAGGGCAAAGCCCTTGGTGAGAATATTTGAGTAGTATTACAAGAGGTCAATCCCAAGCCGACACGGCGCTATCTTCCAAGCGTGACTCCCGATTAGGTGTGATACCTTTAACTCAAGTACCCTCAACTATATTATAGCATATAAAACAGAGAAAGGCAAGGCGGTAGAGAAAATAATATCTGGAAAAATTTTGAAGATGATGAGCAGTAAACATTCTATCAGGAAAAATTTTGAAGATGTTGAATAGTAAACATAGGCGGGTGTTCCTAT